CCTGCTGACGGTCAAAGGATGATGTTTAGGTTTAAGGACAACGGAACCGCCCGTGCTTTGACTTGGACAACGGGTTCTACTAACTCATTCCGTGTTGTTGGTGTAACGCTGCCTACAACTACTGTTGCTTCTAAGCTGGTATATATCGGCTGTATATACAACGCTGCCGATTCCCGTTGGGACGCTGTGGCTGTATCTCAGGAGGCTTAATGACTCAAACGGTAACAACTTTAGCCAATGGCAATAAACAAGTTGTAATTACTGGTTCTGAAACTTGGGTAATTCCTGCGGATTGGAACGATAGTGCCAATAAGTTTGAAGCATACGGTCACGGCGGAAGTGGGGCGGCAGGAACTGCAACACAAAGTGGCGGCGGTGGTGGTTCAGGCTCTTATCAATCTATTTCAAATTTTCCATTAAAATATTACACAAATTTAGAATATACGGGTAGCGGGACTGGAAAAGTTGCAGTTTTATTGTCAATAAATACAGCAACCGATAACTTTAATCTTATTTCAGTTGCTATTGGGGATGATGGTGCTGGAACAATAAATTATGGCCCAACAGTAATTGGCTATAACGGTGGTGATGCTTCTGGCATTACTAGAGGAAATGCTGGAACCAATCCGCCTGCTAGTTTTTATGTAAGCCCAGACGGTGTTACTCAAACTACATATACAACATCTCGTTTTCAGGGTGCAGTAGGTGGAGGCGGTAGAGCAAACGCAACTGCTTCAGGTGGTGGAGGCGCTGGCGCTGCTGGCCCTAACGGTTTGGGGGCTGCTGGTGGTTCAAGTAGTGCAACTAATCCAACCATAGGTCGCGGTGGTGGCGGGGGCAATGGAGGAACGGCGGGTTCTGGAACAACATCAACTGCTGGTACTGCTGGAACGGGTGCTGGCGCTGGTGGCGCTGGTGGCGCAGCATCTACATCAGGAACGGTTGGAGGAAATGGAACTAATGCGGCAACTTCTTATGTGTTTTCAGGCGGCGGTGGCGGTGGTGCTGGTTTTGGTGTAACCGCTACATCCGGTGGCGGTGGTGGGCTGTATGGTGGCGGCGGTGGCGGCGGCGCATCTTCCACTATATCAACGGGTGGCGCGGGTGCTATTGGCGTATACGTCATCACTTACACTCCCATTGCAACATCCACCGGCAATATGTTTTTAATGTTCTAAGGAAAATCATGGCACTTATCAAATCTATTGACACCGACTACGGCATTCCCGCAACATACTGGAACATCGGCGCAGTACAAGAGGACTTCAAAGGCCAAGGCACGGAAGTCACGTTCTATGGCTACGCATCTCAAGAGGCCCGTGAAGCTGGAAAACAGCCTCTGAGCGCAGGTAAGGTACAGATTGCTGGCTCCGAATATGTTGCTGGCGCTGACCGCGCTGCGCTATACTCTGTCATCAAGCAAAAGCCCGAATTTGACGGCGCAACTGACGCGTAAGGCCTACTATGCCCTCTAAATCTCCCGCCCAACACCGCCTGATGGAAGCCGCTGCCCACACCAAGGGTGGCTACGGTGGCGTGCCGCAAAAGGTCGGCAAAGAGTTTGTGTCCGCTGACAAGCGCAAGACCAAGAAGATGGCCGATGGCGGCGTGGCAAGCCTGGGCGGAATGCTGTCCAGCACGCCCAGCTCCCCTGCGGGGCAGTCATCCAACATCAACCCACCCCCGGCCATGTCTCAGGGCGGCAGGCGGGATGACCTGCCATCCGCGCCGCAGGTGCCCATGAACCCCGATGGTTCAGGACCCATGAACGCGTCTGGATTCAAGAAGGGCGGGCGTATTTCTAAAAAAATGAACGACGGCGGCAAAGTTAATTTTTCGGGAATCAATAAAGTTGATCCGTTGCGCAGGCGCATAGGCGCAAATGGCGTCTACAAGTTTCCGCGAGAAGGCCAAACTAATTTTAGAGATATTCCGTTTGGAAATCACCCCGAATCACCAAACGCAAAACTCCCAGAAACAATAGCGAGCATGGAAAAAGAGCGCGCCCAACGTCCTGAAATAATTAAAAAATTTATTAAAGAAGACTTGGGGAAACACCGAGAACCCGCTTTGCCAAAAGCCAAGGGTGGCCACATCACCACCCGACGTCTGTCATCGGTGACGCGGTCCAAGAAGTCCCCTAACTGGTAAGGAACGACTATGTACGACCCTAGAGATTTACACCTGCTGACGCCAGCGGCCCGCGCCAAGTCTGAAGGCTTTGAAGAACACATGGCGAAGTTTATGGCCCGGAATAAAGAAAACGCGCGCTTGGATAACGAGGCCCGAGCAAAAGCGCACGGGCCCTTGCCCCCACAGCCAACGCTTGCTGAAGTTAAACAGCAACTCGCTGATGCTAAAAAACGTCATGCAAGTCTTGGTGGCTCCAACTGGCAGTACGCTGACAGCAACCAAAACATGACATCGGGGGAGCGTGAAGCTCGCAAGTTGGAAAGCACCATCCTAGACCTCAATCGCCAGATGCGGCAGTTGCAACCCAAAGATGGCGGCGAGGGTTACGCGAAGGGCGGAAAGATTGACCTGAAGGACTGCCGCGTATCCACGACACCCAAGGGCAAAAAAAGCTCAAGCTGGTAAGGAACGACTATGAAAGCTGGTCTCTACGCCAACATCCACGCCAAGCAGGAACGCATCGCCAAGGGCTCAGGCGAGAAGATGCGCAAGCCTGGTGCCAAGGGCGCTCCTACGGCGGCCGCGTTCAAGCAGTCGGCAAAGACAGCCAAGATGAAGGACGGCGGTCCGAGCTTGGCTGTTGGCCGGGGAGAGAAACTGTCGGTTGACAAGGGCGCTGGCCTGACGGCCAAGGGTCGCGCCAAGTACAATCGGGAGACTGGGTCCCACCTGAAGGCACCGCAGCCCCAAGGCGGCGGCCGCAAGGACTCGTTTTGTGCCCGCATGAGCGGGGTTGTTGAGCATTCAAAGGGTGACGCCCCACGCGCTAAGGCATCGCTGAAGCGGTGGGACTGCCCAGGCTGGTAAGGAAACACCATGGCATACAGCGGCACCGTCGGTCAAACAGTCATCTCGGTACAGACCCTGATTGACCATGGCGCACGCCGGTGCGGCAAGTTGGCCGAGGAGCTGTCGGTCGAGCAGGTGCAGTCCGCCAAGGAGTCGCTGTTCTTCTTCCTGTCCAACCTGGCCAACCTCGGCATCAACTACTGGGCGATCAACAAGACCGTCATCGGCCTCAACGCGAACCAGTACATATACAGCCTGCCTGTAGGCACCGTAGACGCCCAGAACGTGCTCTACCGCACGATGGACAGGCCTGCTGGTAGCTACACCTCATCCGCAGGCGGTACGGCCGCGTCTGTGGCCGATGGCAATACCTCAACGTACTGCCAGCAGACTTCCCCCAACGGGAACATTGCGGTGGTCTACGGCACGAGCAACCCGCAGTACATCGGCTCGATTGGCTTCCTACCCTACATTGCCGGGGGCGGCAGTGGGACCTGGAGCTACGTACTGGAGTATTCGACCGACGGTTCCACGTGGAACAGCCTTGCCACCGGAACCAGCGTGGCGGTGGCGGACATGCAGTGGGTGTGGACTGACATCGACCCCGGCCAGAACGTGCAGTATTACCGCATGCGCGCCACTGGCGGCACCACGCTGGCCCTGCGCGAGCTGTACTTTGGGAACAACTCCCGCGAGCTGCAGATGGCGCGCCTGAACCGCGATGACTACACCAACCTCCCGAACAAGAACTTCACGGCCAACCAGCCCTTCCAGTTCTGGTTCGACCGCACGATCCCCCAGCCCACGATGTATCTGTGGCCGGTGCCGTCCGACACCTTCGTCCAGATGACGGTGTGGTACTCACGCCAGATCATGGACGTGGGCGCTCTCAACGGTCAGCTTGAGATCCCGCAGCGCTGGTATGAGGCGGTCCTGATGAACCTGTCCCACCGGATGAGCTTGGAGCTCCCTGGCGTGGATCTGGCTCGCGTTGGCTACCTTGAGAAGATGGCGGCGCAGTACCTCAACGACGCCGAGAGCGAAGAGCGCGACAAGTCGCCGATCTATCTGGCCCCTAACATCTCCGTCTATTCGAGGTAAAAATGCCGCGCTTCCTTGACACCGAAGGCAATGCCTCTCTGGCCATCGGCGTCTGTGACCGGTGCAAGATGAAGCGCGCGTTCTCGTCTTTGGGCTCGGACCCAAACTTCCCAGGCCTGCGCGTGTGCGACCAAGGCTGCGCTGACCAGCTTGATCCGTACCGGCTTGCCGCGCGGCAGACAGAACGGATAAACTTGAGGTTTCCGAGGCCAGACGTCAGCGTTGCTGTTGAGGATAACCAGCTCATCACGGGTGGTGACAACAACTTTGTGCTATCGCCGGAGCAGAACACCCAGACGCCTGGAAACAACGGAAACCTCGACTCACTCAGCTTATCACCGGGGCAATAATGGCAAACGTAACGATCACCCAACTACCAACCGCCAACGCCCTCACCGGAACGGAAGCGATCCCCCTCGTCCAGAACGGTGTGACGGTACAGGCGAGCGCCGCCCAGCTCGGGGCGTTCTCCATATACAACGGCACCGTCACCTCGGTCAACGCTACTGTCCCTGCCTTCCTGACGGTATCTGGTGGCCCTATCACGACGAGCGGTACCCTGGCCATCAGCTACTCGGGGACGGCGCTGCCTATCGCAAACGGCGGCACGGGGTCCACATCCACCACCTTTGTAAACCTCGCCACGAACGTCACGGGGACACTACCAGTAGCAAATGGTGGCACGGGCCTTACCTCGTTCACGGCTAACGGTATTGTTTACGCCTCATCCACAAGTGCGCTTGCGACTGGTACTGCGCTGTCGTTTGATGGGGCAAACATGTTTGTGTCTGGGGGAAACCTGTGGCAGTACGCACCCGCCCCAACCTCACTCTCGGGCGTGACCACGTTAACTGCCGCGCAGCTTGGAACCGACGTCATCAACACCACGGGGACGACGTACACCGTCACTCTGCCACTGGCTACCGCCATAGATACCCGGTACCCGGCCGCAGGGACAAGCGTAGGCCTTGATTTTCACATAGTCAACACCGCTTCGGGGACAATCACAGTTGCCGTGAACACGGGCATTACATCGGTGGGAACCTTGACGGTAGCAACAGGGGTATCCGCCGCTTTTCGGTTGCGTAGGACCGCCACCGCTACCTACATCCTTTATCGTATTTCTTAGGAAAAATAATGGCGCAAACAGGCTACACCCCCATACTGGTCTACGGCAGCGGCACGACCACCAACGTGCCAAGTGCATCAAACCTGACCAATAGCTCCCTGGGCTCCGAGTTGGCGTTGAACTACGCCGATGGAAAGCTGTTCTATAAGGACGCCAGCAACGTCGTGCAGGTACTTGCTTCAACCGCAACAACTGCAGGGACGTTCACCACCATCACCCTGTCCGGCGGTACGGCTAACGGTGTCGCTTATCTCAACGGCTCCAAGGTGGTGACGACTGGTAGTGCGCTAGTGTTTGACGGTACAAATTTGGGTGTCGGTGTTACTCCTAGTGCTTGGAGTACAAATTACAAAGTTCTTGAATTTCCAAATGGATGCGGTATAAATGGATATTCAGGTGGGGCAGTTCCTGCATTTACCATTAATAATAATAACTATTATAACGGAACCAACAACATATATAAAGTGTCCAGTTACCCGGCAACAAGTTTTCAATTAGATCAGTTTGGCCAATTTAAGTGGTATACAGCCCCCTCCGGAACAGCAGGCAACGCCATAACCTTCACCACAGCAATGACGCTTGATGCGAGTGGTAATTTGTTGGTGGGAACTACGACAGCGGGAGGTCGGTTAACAGTTCAGGGGAATGTTGCAACGAGTGCGACAATTACTAATATCAGTCAGCTTAACGGTGGAATTCGATCTAACGGGAACTCCAGTGTTTACGAGACAGACTCCGGTTTAACATTTCAAGCGGGTGGTGCTGGTGGTGGTGCAGCAATTACATTGCGACGGGGCGGGTCTTATGAAACTTCGTTAGATTTTTATGTTAACAGCACAGGCGGAACAGGAGCTTGTACTAGGGCGATGACGCTTGATGGAAGTGGTGTTTTGTTGTTGGGGACGACAACCCAACTTGCTACATCAAAAATAACTGCGTATTCTGCTAATATAATTTTTGGCGCAAGTTCACCAGCATCTTTTACTGGGATTGGATATTTATCTTCATCCGCTACCGCAGCAAGTACAAGCTGGTATCATTTTATTGGACAATCAAGCGGTTCAACGGTAAACAATATTCTTATTTACGGTAACGGCGATATTCAAAATGCCAACAACAGCTATGGCGCAATTTCAGATGTAAAACTAAAAGAAAACATCATTGATGCAACACCAAAACTTGCAGACTTGATGCAAGTAAAAGTAAGAAATTACAACCTAAAGACCGACCCAGACCAAAAACAGATCGGCGTCATTGCTCAGGAACTTGAACAAGTTTTTCCAAGCATGGTTGAAGAAACTCTAGATAGGGATGCCGATGGGAATACGTTAGACACTACAACCAAGTCTGTAAAGTACAGCGTCTTCGTTCCCGTGCTCATCAAAGCCATCCAAGAACAGCAAGCACTGATTGAGTCTTTGACCACACGCCTTGCGGCGCTGGAAGCAAAATAAAATGCTCGACCCAATCACCCTGATTGCAACTGCGCGGGCGACCATTGCTGGCGTAAAGCAGGCTATTGCTCTGGGTAAAGACGCGTCCGATCTATGGCATCAGTTCTTTGATGTTAAGGACGCGGTGATGAAGGAGAAGGCAAAGCCTTCAAAGAACCCGTTTCAGTCGGCCAACTCT